TGGAGCCTGCTGTGACCGCGCTTGCCGTGACAGTCAGGGTGAAACTGTCCGTAGCCAGTGCGCCCAATAGCACGAGGAACTGAACTCCCTCGTATTTCTTCATCGCCACGTTGGGCGTAACAAAGGTTGCCGTCCTCTGAATGGGAGCGGATATGGGAACGATGTGTTTCACCATTCCAAAATCTTTCATGTTGAAACCTCCAATTATTTGATGGGCTGCCGGGTTATCTTGCGGCCAATGTGACAAAGGGGCTGACATAGAAGTTGCTGTCAGTCCTCTTGTATGGTGTGACCTTGTTTTTCCGCAGCGGCTGGCCGTTCACGCGGTATGTGAACCTGAATACGTTCTCTCCGGTCAGGAAAGCAACGTGCATGGACTCGGCAGTCTGTATGCCGCCTTTGTCGATTAGCAAGTACTGGCTCATGTCAGCCAGGAGAATGTCGCCCACATCACCAGGGCCGGATGCTACTTCTACGGGTATCGCCGGAACGCCCTTGATAGTCCCGTAAGGGCTATTGCCTGTCGGAGGCTGGAACAAACGCATCTCAACACCACCTGTTCCTATGCTGAGGGTCAGGGTGTCCAGCTGGTCTTCCAGTTCTTGGTTGTAGAACCAGACCAAATTGCGCCCTCTGCGAGATTTCCACATCTTCAGGATATTCTCAGTGCAAACGGTGTCTGCCGCTTGTCCAGTCTCTTTGGCCACCGTGACAAGAGCGGGGGAATTCAGGATACCGAGACATTTTCCAGCTCCGTCGCCGCGATAGATGTCGTCGGAGAGGACAAAGCCAAACTCCTCAGGGAATGCCTGCGCGATTATGGCGCCGAGTTGCGCCGCATCCTGCATGTTTTCATCAGTCGCGTAGCACAGGCCCATAATCTTTTCCAGCTTCATGTCGAGCTTGGCGAATTTGGGCTTGCTGCCGAGGCCGGACATCGATGCTCCCTCAGTCTCGTGATAGACGGTAACGCCACCCCAGCGGGAGCCGGTCGCCCTGGAGGTCTCGTCAATGACGTTCATACTGAACGCATTGGACGGGCCACTGATGGGAATACGCCGGCATCGATTCGGTATTTCATTAGTATTGTAGGTGTCCTTGAGCAGTTCAGCAGCGAAGTCGGTCTGTACAAGGAAGCCACCCTCGCTCGGGATGGTCTCGTTCAGTCCTGAAGCTGCGGCCTTGATTGCGGCAAGTCTCGGGTCCAGACCATTGCCCCTTGCAAAGTTGGCGACAGCCATCAGTTGCTCGCCGAGGCCACGCGGGCCCTTACCAAACGGCTGAACAGTCTCGGCTTTGGGCTTGTCCTCAATGGTGGGCATGCCACGTTCGCGGTCGCGCTGGCGCTCTTCGCGGGTTATGGCGTCGTTGACTGATTCAAGTCGGGCCTGAATCTCGTCATCGCGCTTGCGTTCTGCCTCGTTGAGTTCCCTTTTCTCTGTGGCGGCCTTGGCAAAGACTCCCTTTGCCTCGGTTACGAGAGCCGCTTTCTCGGCTAGAAGTTCCTGATATCTACCCATTAGGTAATTCCTCCTGATTTATTTCTCTTCACCCGTTCGTAGCGGACTCAACGGAGCCACCAGTTACGGGCCTTGTTTTACTTGGAAAGTAGCGCCAGTCTGCGCGTCCTGAGTTCTGTGTCTACGATAGCGGGTTCACTTTCGGCCCGCGTGTTGGTCGCAACTCCGAGTTTTGACAATACGTTATCAATGGTTGCCACGCGGTCAGCCATTCCGAGCTTTACCGCCTCTTTTGCGCCCACTACTCGACCCTCTCCGAATCCTGAACGCACTGCCTCGGCGGTCACATTGCGACCTTTGGCCACAGCGTTGACGAACATGCCATAGTAGTCATCAACGCGCTTCTGCAACGCAGCAATGGCTTCCTCATTCAGCGGGGCAAACGGGGAACCCTCCCCCTTGTATTTACCAGCGGTGATGGCAGTAATTTTAACTCCAGCGCTTTCCATCATGCCGGATACGTCCTCGTGAGTGGTTATTATTCCTATGCTTCCCACCTGTCCGGAGGGAGTGACGATAAACTCGCTCGCCTGTGACCCCAGCCAGTAGGCGGCGGACGCGGCCAGTGAATCAGCCACAGCGATGACCTTCCGTGAATCTCGGGCGGCCAGTATCTCGGCGGCTACCTCTGCCAGTCCGGCCACACTGCCGCCAGGAGAATCAATATCAAGCAGGATTGTGCCCACATTGGGATTGGCGACTGCGGCCCGGAGTTGCTCAGATATTGATTCATAGGAGGTGCCACCAAATATAGATCCCCATAACGATGAGCGATGCTCCAATACACCATAAATTGGTATGACCGCTACAGCACCACGTTGACGCGGCTGTGAGGCGGGCGCAACCGCTGCCATGTCACCGGCTCGTAGTCGCATAACCATTTCAGCGAGATATTGAGGCTGGATAGCCCACACCTCAGAACGTAGAGCATTAATCTTATTAGGCACTGTTCACCTCCGTGGCCATTTGGGCCAGGTGTTTTACTTTATCGATAAGCCATGTTTCTGTAACTACGCGACCTCCCCATACCACGGCCTCGCACTGTTCATGTGCATAACGTTCAGCCTGTTCTGGTTTTATATGTAACTGCTGAATCACATAGGCTGCATGGGTCGAATAGAATTCATGGCACCATTTTGAGAACGCGGCCCTGTCGTTAATATGACGCCTGTCGGCCTTGTCTATGGCGGCAATTTCCTTCCTGATTATGCGGGCAGCAACTTCTTCAGCAAGAGCTTGATTTACCAAAGACGGGTTTGCTGGCACAATAGGTATTGATGGGTCGCCGTCGGGCTTAACTACTGCTGTATTTAACGGTATCCGGTAGTAGTCCAAAGCAGAGTCGGTATTCATGTTTTCCCGTTCTCTGGCTTCGTTGGGCGACATCCATCCGGCATTGATTGCAATATTGTATGCGTTGTAACGGGATAGTGTATCGCCCCTTAGATAAGCATCCATCAGGAATTCCGCGAAATAGGTATCGGATGCTAGAATTAGGCTCTTGAGTATGGATAGCTCCCACCGGATAGCCCACGGGCGTACAGCATCGGCGACAAATTCCCAGTTTTGCTGTTCGATGTTTGAGAAAGTGGCCTGGCTCATTTCCTGAAGTTTGTGTGGTGGAACATGGAACCACCTGGCCACCTCGGATATCTGGAATCTGCGAGATTCCAGCATTTGTGAATCTTCGGGCGTCATGCCGACCTGATGCCATTTCATTCCCTCTTCCAGAACTACAACACCGTGAGCATGATCAAGCCCTGCGTGTGCGGCATTCCAAGCTTGTCGCAACTTCTCAGGCCCTCCTTCACCCAGCGTTCCTGGATGCTCCAACACGCCCCTCGGAGATGCTCCCTGAGAAAACAGTCGGGCGGCGAATCCCTCAGCGGCGATTGCCAATCCAAATGTTTCGCGGGCATGCGTCAGAACCGACACCCCCGTATATCCGTCCGAGGAATAACCGCGAAGGTGAAATATCTCATCTTCCAGATATGTGGTTGTCTGCCCGTTCAGCTCACGGTACTGATAACGCAATGTGCCGTCAGTAGATATTGTTACCATCATGCGCTCTGGATTCAAGGGCACAAGTTGGTCCACAGGCCCACGAGGCCCCGATAGAATAACCGCATACCCATTGCCCCTGAGCATCGCATGTCCGGTCAACATTTCTATAAATTCGATACGCGTCTGCCAACGGTTAGGCCGGTCATGTAGAATTTGATACAGCGGCATATTATAAGCACGCTGTTTACCGTTGGCTGTTCGTCTGTACGTCACTAGCGGAAGACTTCCCAGGGTGCCAGCCACAAGCGTCACGGCATCAAATACAGCACCAATATTGAATGCGGTATCTGCGTTGACCGTAACCCCACTTTGCACTGGTGTAACCACAGGTTGATACCAATAGTCATCGAGTGGCCCATATGATACACCGCGTATTTCAGGATGCAATATTCTTCGGACTAGCGCCATTAGCGCCTCCTATCCACTGTCCGGAGGTGTGGCAAAATTACCATCCCGAACAGACAGGCCCCGGCCACAATTAATCCAACCTCGATGTGCCATAATCCCACCCCCACAGACATTAGCAGAATGCCACCGTAGGCATGAATATCTTCCAGTTCAAGGCGCCGTAACCATTTCCAGATATTCTTCAAATTATGACCAGCCCTCTCTTTTGGTAGATACTGACTTTGTCTGTGTCCACGCCCAACGCTATCGCGTCCGTCCGCGCTCTCCATGACAATATCGCGGCCATTGCGAGGTCGATTTTATACGGGGAGTCGGAGCGTTCTTTTCTGATAAGCCACAATGCGTGCCCTTCCTCGTCCTTCTGTGCCAGGTCTTTTTTGCAGGAGTTGGCAATGTGACGTGTCAGGGCCTCGCTGCCGTCGTGTGAGATGGACCCGCTTTTGATTGCGGTGTTGAAAGACTCCAAGGTATAGGTCATTTGGTTGCGCCGGTTCGTCCACCACTCCACCACCTTGTCAGCGCCAAACTGCCCTGCCCATTTGGCAATCCACGCCTGCCAGTAGGGAGGGTCGGCATACATGCGCCAGACCTGATATTTCGCAAATGCCGCCATTACAGCGTCGTCCACTTCGTCTTCAGGAACTTGCCAGTCTTTCTTGTTGGGCGGGCACTCCCAGAGACCCAGCGGCCATTGGTAGCCGGTTTTGACATGAGTGGCTACCAGCCCGGTTGAATCATGGAATAGGGCGCCGTCGAAGCCGAGTGTGATGATTTCGCCCGCTGGCACATCCTGTTGTTTGGCCAGTTTCTTCCACTGCGCCACATCAAACGCTTTCGACGATGCTTTAACCAGCCGATTGCACCATACCCGCTCCCAGAAAGACCGGTCAGTAGTGGGGTCGCGCCAGAGTTCCACAATGGCGTCAATATCTCGCCATGCTGCCGCCGCGCCCGATGCTTCAATGACCGCAGCTCTCGCGCCTTCTTCTGTGTCAAGGTCGTGGTCATCGGAAGCCTGTCGATGAAAGTAAAATAACCTTGTGTCCTTGGCTCTGCCCTCAGCAATGGCTCTCGCATAGTCCATGGTGGCCTCAGCAACCGATCCCGTACCGGGTTCCGGTGCTGTTGTGATTTCCAGAGACCACGCATCTGACATTTTGCGCTTTGGCATATTGGCCATCATGGTTTGATGTGCCTGTCTCAGTCTGGGGAGTGTCCACCAGTGCGTCTCATCCTCAACACAGAACGTGGTACGGGCACCGTCACGGGCATTTGGGGAAGAGGACAACGACACGGCCTTGCCGTCGCCGCGCCGCCTCATGATGCGCTCAAGTCCAATGTCGAAGTCATCCCTGAGTGGCCCCTCTTCCAGTACCACTTTCAAGGTTCCATAACATAGTTCGTCGGATTGTTCCTCGGTGTAGGCAATGAGAGGGATGTAGGGGTCATTGACTGGCCCTCCGATGGGTTCGCCCTTGTTCCAACCCACGCACCGTACTGGGGCCTCTTCGTGAAGTTCACAAGCCGCTATCCATGCTGCGAATTCCGTCTTCGCGGTTCCTTTCGGAAGGCTAATCGCACACCGTTTGAAGCGTCTGCGCCCTGCCTGTTCGTGGCCTTTGGGATAGATTTCGTATATCCGCCAGACTAGAGCCCGCTTTTCATCATCCAATTTGGCCGGTTGGCCACGCAGGTCTCCAGGGCCGAACACAAGATTGCTTTCGATGAATTCGCATACCTGCCCACCGAGCGAGGGATATATGAATTCGTCATGGTTCGGGACCATCAGGACGGTCAATTCAACGCCTCTTCCAGTATTTTCCTCGGGTCTGCATGGTAGACCGCGGATTGCCGCTGCGGTTTGTCCTGTGTCGGAGAAGCCGCCGGGATTCTGC